TGTCCTTGAGCATTGTATTTTTTTAAAAATGCTGTTTCTGAAGCAAGTGTTCCACTTAATGTTTGTGATTCATACACATATGATTGATTTAATAAATCAAAGTTGAAAACAATATCGCCAATATTTTCAACGTTTTGATAAGTTAATGGAAATCCTAATTCAGTATCGTTAGTGCCTGTTCCGACTGCATATGAAAATATTTTATTTCCCCGAAACGAACTGTTTGGGTATAATATATCATCTGTGTAACTGTTGCCATTGCTATCAAAAAGATCAAACAATGGTGCTTGATTAGTTTTTGTTTTCGCTTGTGATGTTTTCCAACCATTGTTATAATGATACCATTTGCCTTGGTTTTTTACACCATTAGTAACTAAAACTGTTTCACCTTCTTTCGGTGAAGCATTTGCAACTTCTACTAAACTTACTTGGTTGGTTTTTATTCCATTTAGTTCAAGGTCTATAAATTTTACTTGATAAATTTTATCTTTCACCAACGGATCTGTATCTGCTGTAAACAATATTTTTAAACCATTTGTAACAGCAATACCATCAACGTAGAATCCTTCAGATCCTTCTATGTCGCTCATTACATCTTTAGTCACTGTGTCTATTAAATCTACATTGCCTTTGCTCGATGTTCCAAAGTTGTATAGTTTAATACCTGCTTCAAATTCTATAATAGGTCTACGTGCTCTTGAAGTTTGATCTATGTCTGCAACTTGACCATTTGCACTGGCACTGGCTTCAATAACTGAACGATGTATCCATCTATTGTGTCTTGTCCATGGACTTCCTTCTGGTGATGATCTATTAATGACCACATAGTCTTTATTGACAGCATATGATGTTGCTGTTCCAAAACCCACTGTATCAAAATTTTGGGAATCAAATGGAATGGGCACACTGTTTGTAAAACTACTGACCACTTCTAAATTCTGAGAATTAATAAGTTGAATTGCTTCGCCTACACCCTCTACATAGTAATCTCCTTCGGCATATTGTGCTGGAGTAACTGTGCCTTTGAAATTAACTTTCATTCCATTAGAAAGAGCAACTCCGTCAGCAGTGGTATAATTTTTCTTACCTAATACTTCATTGGTAACATCGATGGCTGAATTCTCTTCAATGTCAAACACTTGGATTAATCCCCAAGCATTGATATCATTTGATGAACCATAATATAATTTTTCAGGTGTTGAATCTTTTACCTGAAAAGTTATTATGCCTTTTTCAACTGCTTGAACATCTATACCATCATTGAAATTATAACTTTCGTCTAATATTCTTTGTGTTCTAAAAACCAAAGGTAATCCTTCAGCATCAATTTCAAATTTGTATGTTTGTCCTTTGTATAATTTTAATGTAGGATTCGCCGTTAAACCATCTGGAGTAAAAATGTAAGCATAGTTGTCACCTTGATCACTTTTTGTAACTGTGTATGTGCTGACAACATTTCGTTGTTGTCCGTTTATAGATACTGTAGATGCACCATATGGCATCCAAAAATATTCTCTGTAATTTACAAACTTGTCCCAGTCTATTTTAGGAGACCAAGCATAATATTCTTGAGCATTCAAAACACTGTGATTAGATGTGTCGCCATTATAGTTGGCAATTTGATTTACAAAATCGATATAATCTGAATAAAAATTTACATTTCCTAGATCATCTTTTTGAACAACAGATGGTTCAAATTTATAGTTTTCTCTATCAGCACTTATTTCAGGCACATATAAATCACCTGAAGTGTAAGCACTTGTAACTTTTCTTCCGTAATAAGCATTTAACTTTTCAAGAGTTCCTTGAGAAATTAATTGATCAAGTGTGCTGTGTAAAAATTTTTGATTTACTGGAGTTCTAAAATATTTAGGTAAGAATTCAGCAGACTTTCTTTTACCATTGTCTTTGCCTGCGGGCAATTCGAAATCTTTTTGATCATTATCGTATGCCATTAATATTCATTTCCTCTATTCTATCTACTCGCTCAATGTGTTAGTGCTGGTTGAACTTGTGGTAATAGTACCGTCGGCTTTTAATTTAGAGGCAGTCACCGCATCAATAATTTCAACATCAGATACTTTGGCTCCACTAATAAAAATTTCATCATTTTCTGATTTAACTTCAAAAAGACTGCCAAATGCTTTTGTGCCTTCTTTCGGAACAACCACAAAAGTAGTGATATCAGGTGCTAGTTCATTCATCACGTATGTGCTTAATTCTGTGAAATAAAATGTATCACCGAAATCCCAATTTTCTAAAGCAAAAAATTCGTTGATTGCTTGAATCACCCTACTTTTAATATCACTATCGTTCGTAACTTGATCAGAATTTTTTACAATTTTGAATGTTGCTTGTACATCAGTGGTTGCCTGTGTACCAAATAATATTTTGTATTTGACAGGATGATATATTATTGTATCACTGATGGATTTAATTTTTGCTAATGGTGTGTTATAATTTGTGTATAACGAATCATTACTAGGCAATAAAGGTTTAGTAGTTGTTACACCTGCTAACCATAATCTAAAATTGATATCATATGTTCTTGTTAAAACATACATATCTATTATGTTAGATGAACTTGGATCCAATCTTGTGTTACCATCCACAGTGTGAACATATTGGAATTTGATATTATCTCTACCCACGTGAGCCACATAATTTGTAATGTTTGATGTTGTATTAGTTGTGGAGTTTATTTGTTTGAAACTGTCACTGTCAATCAGGTAAACAATCGATCCGTTTGTGTAATCTCCAATAGCACCTACTGAAGTTTGTCTAATATAAATTTTTTCATCTGTAGCATTAACATATTGATATCTTTGTGTTCCATCTGATTCACTCACAAGTTTTTGGAAAACATATTTTGTGCTAGAATTAGTTGCTGGATCTACAACAAGGTTAAATGCATCTGGATTATCAACAATACCATCTTGATCAGAATCAAACTGTGTTAATTCTAATTTAGAACTGTCTACATATCCACTCAAAGTTCTGTATTCTGTTGATACAGCAAAGTTGATATCATTTGTAAATGATGCTACAACATCAGGTTTTGTGTTGATCGATAACACAGAAACTTTATCTTGTAATGTAACTCCTGTTTGAGCATTAAAGTTTCTGTCAGCACTATCATAGAAAAATCTTACTTCTCTTTTACTTTCAAACACATATCTTAATCCTCTGTATGTGATGGTGTATGTTGCACCATTTGTAATACATTTGATTAACCAACTGCTGTCCAACTGTTGGTTTGATGTGTCGCCTGTTTTACCTGTACTAAATGTACCGTAAACATCTAAATTATTTTCATCAATCACTTGCCATGATCTACTAGCAACATCATACCTTATTCCAAAATTATTATAAGCAAATGCTTGATCTATTATGATTGTTTTGATATCGTTAGTGAACTGTTTTGCAAATTTTGGTAATATCTGTATAGCAATAGCACCTGTTGGAATAACATCGTTAAATTTTATAGCACCTTCTCCTGTGCTTGAATTAGCAACACCATCATTCAACACACTAACAACTGATGTCCAAATATAATCTTTAGCGCCTGGATGATCCGCTACACCTGTCATCAATGAATTATCAGCCATAAAATGTTGTCCTGCGGGAGCCACAAACTTAATCATAGCACCTGGTTCAACATATTTCAATTGACTGGCTGTGAATGTTCCCACTTGATAATCTAAAACGTTTACAGCATCGATTAATTTTCCTGTTGATTCATTGGTTGATTTAGTAACCTGTTGCCATACAGGATTCAAATCATTTAAAAATATTTTAGGGAATTTTTCAATGTAATAATTTCTTGTTTGATTTTTTGATAACAAAGGTTCCAATTGATTAATAATAACACCTTCTATATCTGTTTGTGTAGAAAAACTAAATGTATCTAAGTTTTCTGTTTCTTCTTTGTAAATTGATCCATCAGCACCAAAAATATTTGTGTTGCTGTACTTGCCTGTTGAATCTATCAAATCATAATATCTTGAAATTCCGCTAGAAGTTCTATTAACTGCTTTTACTTTTATAATTTCTTGATTAGTTCCCAACGGAGCAACATTATAATCTTCTCCTGTTATCATTCTATTTTGTGTGTAATAAGTTGCTGGAGCGTTTAATCTAATGTTGTTGTTTGTTTCAGAAGTTGTAGCATTGTCCACTGTGTACTGAAGACCCATTGTTAAAGTTAAAACTTCAATTTGATTGTTAGCAGAAACATATTGAACATCAATTTGAACATTCTGCATATCTGCAGGCACAATTCTAACATTTTGATTTTTACTTCTTCTGTAGTAAGTTCTAAAATTTCCTTGTGGAAGATTTCAAAATATATCGTCAGCAAATTTTAAACTGATTGAATCGTCTGTGTCACTCAATACTGTGTAAATATTTTTAACACTTTTTGCTGTTGAATTATAGATTACATTATTACCTGTAACAGAATCAACTTTTGTCCAAAGTGTATCTTCTAATCCTGTGTCCACATCTAATTGATATAACCAAACATCTGTATTGTTAATATTGCTAGCCTCAATAGATACTGATTGATTATTGCTTGGAACATCAACTGAAAAATTACCTTGATCTAATACACCTTGTCTAAAATGAACAAAAAATCCTGTATTGTTTGAAGCATTGCCTTTACCATCGTCTCTATGAAGTAAACTGAAACGTCTACCTACTAACGGAGCCTCTTCCATGATAGCACCGTTGTCAAACGATGTTGAAACAATTTCAAAAGGTAAACTTTGTCCGTTTACAGATTTTGTAAAAGAGTAAACAGGAACATCTGTGTTGTTAGCATTGACTCTGTATTGACTGGTTGGTATAGCATCTATGTTTGATGACTTAACTGGGCTACCAAATTTTTCATTTTCGGCAAGTGAAGCATTTAAAACTTTTACAAATTGTTCGTACCAATTTGGGTTACTTGCATCGTTCCAACTGATTGTTTGATTGCTTAAATTTAAATTATTGCTATCTACAATATCTTCCGTTGTGCTTATTCCTACGATTTTCATCAAACCATTTGCACATTGATTTCTAGTAGGATTGTAACTGATAAGTCTTGCTAATCTTAAAATTGAATCACGTCTATCAGCAGTTTCTAAAAAATTTTCTCTAGCATTTAAATCTGTTCTGAAAGCCAAGTTTTGTCCTAGGAACGCTACCAAATCTATCAGTGCTAGATACTCTGATGATTCAATGTAATCGTTGAAATCTTCTGGATAGTTCTGTCTTATGTATTGAATCATTGTTCTACGGATAGTATCAAAGTCGTAACTTTTGAATTCCGCATTTTTATATGACTGATAAACTCTTTTCCAGTCTTCTGCTAACAATAATCTATTTTGTCTATCTGTGGATGACATTGGTTTCCTTTTTAATAGTGTTATTTATTTGTTTGTATAATGTGAGCATTTAATTCAGTAATCCATTATTCTCGTCAAATGTTAGTCTTAATTTTTCAGACACATTATATTTGACATATGTTAATTCAACTTCAATCTGTATGCCTGCTTCAAATGGAGTAATAATCACAGAATCAGCTCTAATTCTTGGATCATTTTCTATAATTTTCACCACATCTTGTTTAATTGCTTCTTGTAGGTCTGGTGTCATAGGATCATGTATCAAATCCCAAATGATTGTGCCAAACTCTGGATTCTCCAACTTTTCGCCTTGACTGATATGAAAATGATTTAATAAGTCTTGTTTGATTAAACCAATATCGTTAAGAGCAAAATTTGTGTTGTCTGGATTAACTGTGCTGATCCCTCTATAAATTCTTTGGCTAGGTGGTTGTTTGGGACTAATACTCGGTCCTACTGTGATCTCTTTGTATAATTTTTTATGTGCCATATTGATATTTAACCTTGTGGAAATGTCTTATTGCTTGCCGTGACAATTTTGGCTTTGTAGGGAGCGCCATCGTCAATCTGATCTCCCAGCCTTGCCACAAATTGAGCCTTGTGTC